CCGCACGAGGAGGTCGACGCTGTCGGGCTCGGGGGGCGTGCAGGCCGAGGCCGGCGCGCCCCGCACGGCGTCGAGCACCTCGACCGTCAGCGCCAGCTCGACGTCGAGCGTGTACGTCACGCCGCGGGCGGCGCCTGGATGACGCCGAGGACACGCAAGACGTCCTCGAGCATGGCCTTGACGAATCCCGGCGAGCCCGCCACCTCGACCTCGAGGCCGTCGTTGCGCTTCAAGCGCACGGCGCACGGCGTGGCATCGGGGGCCGGGGCGGGCTCGTGACGGGTTGCCATCGGGGGATCCCTCCGGGCCGGGCCGTGTAGCACGCGCCCCCGGCGGGGCGTCAATCGCCGACGTAGCGCGCCTGCTCTAAGTCGCGGACGAGCTTGTGCAGGTACTCCGTCAACGGGGCCCGCATCCCCTGGCCGCGGCGGTCATCGGCCAGGCGTTGCAGGTAGCGCGTCAAGTGCTTGACGGCGAAGTCCAAGTGCTCCGCCAGCACGCGGCGCTCCTCGTACCACTCGCCCGGGTCGTTCGCCATTAGCCGAGTTGGTCGCGCACGAGGTCGGAAAAGAATCCCGGGCCCGCCGAGCTGACGGCCGTCAAGCGCCCACCGCCCTCGATGGTCGGGCGGAGCGCGACCCATGTTTCATACGCGTGATCCCAAAACGCGACCTCGTCGGCGAGCACCGAGGTAAACGTATGCTGCCGCGCCTGCTCCTCGCCTTCCCCGAGCGCGACAATTTCCGAGCCATTCGGGAAACGCAGAAAGCCAATCGAGTATTCCACCTCGCACGCGGGCACCGTCGCCGGCAAGTGCTCGTGAATGAACTTCGCCCGGCGCACGAGCTCGGCGCTCCCTTCCGTTTCCGTCTTCCCGAGTTTCCGCGCCATGAACGCCACTTTCGCGTTGGAGGAAAACCGCGCAAGCCAGTAGTTGACGGCGACAAAGAGCCAGGTCACGACCATGCGGCGCGACTTGGGAATGGCGAGCAACGGGTACTCTTGCCACCGCCGCACGAGAATCTCGGCGTAGTCGTGCGATGGGTAGCGCCGCACGCGGCCCGTCACCTCGTCGCGCGTCCACACGCAGTCGCGCACAAAGGCCCACGGGTCGCCGTCGCGGCCGTACGTCGCAAGCGCTTTCCGTTGCTCCAAGAGCAAGCGCGCCGCGGCGCGCAGGGCCAAGGGATGGTCGGGGCCAAGCACGCGGCCCGCGCCGGCGCCGGGTTCAGGCATGCGCCGCCGCCTCGAGCGCCGCGAGCCGCGTGGCGAGCTCGCGCACGGCGTTGATGAGCGCGAAGATAATCGGGCTCACGTCGAGCGTTTTGATATCGACCGGCTCCGCATCGTCGGCGTCGAGGCGCACCGATTGCGTCCCGACGCATTCGGGAAAGATGGGCTCGACGGCCGCCGCGTCGAGGCCGATGCCCGCCAAGTCGAGCGCCGTGCCGCCGCGGCCGTTGTAGCGGTAGGTGATGGGCTCGAGCTGCACGACGTCGGCGAGCCCGCGTGGGTAGGGGGCGACGTCTTTCTTCAAGCGCGGGTCGGACGGATTTGCCCACGTGGTGCCGCTCGCCTTCGTGGCGTTGTTGCCCGTGATCGTCAGATCCCCCGGCGGGCTCGAGGCCCCATTGACCATGAAAATGTTGGCCACGCCACCGCCCGCGGGCGCGCGGTACAGGATGACGTTGTCGCTCCCGGGATTGACGAGGAGCTGATAGGCGATCTTCGAGCTATCGTCGACTACGCCGCTCGACGGATCGCGATTGACGCTCAACGCGGCCCACGGGGGGGTGGTGGCATTCGGGGTTTGCAGCCGGACCTTGATGGTTTGGGCGCCGAGCACGAGGCCGGTGCTCTTGGTGGCGTCGCCCGGCGCGAGCACGTTGCCGATGCTGTCGACCGTGAGCAACGTGACGTACGCCCCGCCCGCGGGCTGTCGGATGACGCTACAGCTATCCGTCCCGGTATTCGGATTCAGCAACAGTTGCCACGACGGTTTCGTGACGTCGTCCTGCGTGTTGGCGACGGCGTCGCGATTGGCCGAGAGCGACGCCCACGCGACGGCGGCGCTGTTCGCGCTCTGCAGGCGTGCCTTGCTCGGATTGCTCCCGAGCAGGACGTGGGCGGCCCCGACGCCCGCGGCGCCGCCCGGGACGCTCACCGTTTTCGTCGCGTCGGTCGGCGTGAGCGTCCCGCCGCTTGGTGTCCACGGCAGTTTCGTCGGGTTGATGGTCGGGTTGGGGTAGGTACCCTGCAAGTCGCCGCCCGCCGCCCCCGAGGGCGGGCCGCCGAGCGACGTGCCCCACACGGCATCCGTCCCGTTCGATTGCAGCACCGTCGACGCCGCGCCGAGCGGGAGGCGTGCAAAGGCTGGCGTGGCATTGCCGACGAGGAGGTCGCCGCGGGCGAGCGGCGTCGTCGTGCCGAGCGCCGCGCCGTTCAGTTTCGCCACGGTCGGCCCGGGATAGCTCCCGCTCAAATCCCCGCTCGCGGCGCCGATGGGGGGTGCGCCGCTCGAGGCCGTGCCCGACGTCCACACGGTGCCGTCGTACACGTAGGTGACGCCGTTGGGCGCGCTATACTGTTGCCCGTTGGTCGGGCTATTCGGGAAGTCGAGCGCCATTACATTGCCTGGCTCATTTCCTGATAGCGCCGCGTGACGGGCGGGGCCGCGACGGGCGAGGGTACCCACACCTCGGCGAGCGCTTGCGAAATAACGCACGCCGTGGTCGGAATCTGGCGCAACCACACCTCGGCGAGCGTTTGCGAGACGACGAGTCGGTCGCTCGAGACAATGACCCACGCCTCGGCGACGGTTTGGCTATTGCGAAAATCCGTCACGCCGTCACCTTTTGCCCGACTTGCAGCGCATTGACGGCCGCAGGCGTCCACGCGGCGCCAGTCGCCGGGTCGACCGCATCAACGCGCGCGAGGTACGTGTACGTCGACGGTAACGGCGTATCGGTGCCCGCTACTTGCGTGCCCGCGGAGTTGACCAGCACTTGCCCGTTCCGTGTGCCGGCGTCGCTTTTCTTCGCGTAGATTTTCGATACCACGCCAATCACGGCCGCGGGCGTGAGCGGCAAGTCTTCCATCGCGTACAAATCGCTATCGCCCACGACGGAATCGTAGAGGTAATCAGTATCCCCGTTGCCGACGGGCTCAGTCACGGCGACAACCGAGCTCGTGACCGTGGCGCTCACGGCCGATACGACGGCACTGCTTGCGAGCACGGGCACCGCCGGGTCGGGTAAGCCCGACGCAAACGTGCGGCTTTGCGTGTAGACGAGAAACTGAGGCCAGGTAGCCGCCACGTCACCCTTGAGCGACGCGTTGGCGTCTACCTGCATGGCGAGAAAATACTGGCGCACCGACGAGAGCACCGGGCCACCAGTGACGGCAAGATCGTTGAGCCCGAGTGCAGGATTCGTTACGGTGGCGGTGGTTGCGAGGAGTGTGCTTGGTTTGCCGTCCGTTCCCGTCGCGTACACCGCGGCGCGGATATTGCCGGCCAAGGCCGTATTCATGTTGACGGTCAATTTGGTGAGCGTCCCTGCGCGTCCAAGCACCGGGCCGACCCATTCGACTGTGTTCGCGGCGACCGTGCGCGACGACGCCCCCGCAACCGGCGGCCCACAGGTGCCCGTCGTCGCGCTCGCTGTGAATTGCTGTTGCGCAGTCGCCGCGGCCGCGGGGAGCACGAGTGCGCGCACGTCGCCCACAAAGTCGTTGGGCGCCGCGCCCGAGCCGGAGAAAATTAGCACGTCGTCGAGGTAGTCGAATTGGGTCGGTGCGGCGCCGAGCCCAAAATTGACCACGTTGGCATAGTTGTTCGCAGTGCCACCCCGTGTGTTTAAGCCCGTTGCCACGAAAGAATCCGTCGGGCTTCCGTTCTTCCGCACGCGAAACTCGCCCGTGGTATTGTTGATTACCACCTTGATTTGAAAATGTGTCCAGGTGACGGACGGAAAGGCGCCCGTAAACGTCGCGAGGACGGTGCCGCTGAACGTGCCCGACTTGAGCACGAGATTGCCGCTCGATTCAAAGACGATGGTGCACTGATTCGTCGCCCCATCGCGCAATTGGATGTAGAGCTCCGCATTGGTGCCCGCGAGCGTGTCTTGCTTGTAGTACGCGCAACAGAGAAACAGCGTCGACTCGTTGGTCGGGATATTCTTCGTCAAGAGCACCGTCTTGACGACGCCGCACCGCAGGCATTGCCCGCCCGGAAAGCGGCCCGGCGTGGAAAGATTGAACGTCGTGCCGCCGGTGGTGTCGGCGGCATCCCATACCGAGCGTGCCACGTCGGCAATCGTCGCGTAGTAATCAAAGCCGTCGGCGACAATCCAACTCATAGCGTGCCCCGGAGCGTCCAGGCCGGATCCGAGAGCGTCGCATCCGGCGTCGCCGGCGCGACGAGCTCGAGCCGGTCGCCCGCGGCGACGGGCGTGGCCGACGCCATGATGAAGCTGGCCACGGTCGCCCCGGTCGCCCATCGCACGGTGCCGACGGCCACGCCGTTTTGCCGCACGGCGACGTCGGTCTGTGCCGTCGCCGCCACCTTGGCGACCGCTTGGCTCCCGGCGAGCCCGCTCGGGAAGGTAAACGGCAAGGCGGCGACGTAGAGCCCGAGCGACAGCGACGCCGTCGGCACGCCCGCAAGTGCCCCCGAAACGAGGTAGTATTGCGCCGTCGTCACGCGCCCGACGGTCGCCATGGCGGGCACCCACTGCGCCGACGTGCCGTCGTCGTACCAGACGTAGAGGTTCCCGTCGGTCGTCCGCCACCACAGTTGCCCGACGGCCGGGCTCGGGGGGGCCGTCGGCCCGACGACGGTGAGCGCGCCGCCTGCGCTCGGCGTCGTCCAGATCGTGGCGTAGTCGACCGCCGAGCTCTTGGTGAGCACTTGCCCGGTCGTGCCCCCGGGGGCGACGCCCGGCCCCGCGGGCCCCGCAGGCCCCGGCGGCCCGACGGTGCCCGTGCCGCCCGCGCCGCCCGTCCGCCGTGGCGGGCGGAGCTGGGGGAGCGGGGGCCCCGTGATCGTCGCACCCGGCATGCGGGCGGGCCGTGTAGCGGACGGAGCCGGGGGGCGTCTAGGTGGCGGGCGTCTCGGGCTCGGCGAGGACGGCGCGGAGGTCGGTGTTGATATCCGTGCTCACCAACGTCATGTGCGCGGCCGGGTCGGGCACGCCGGCAATCAAGAGGCGCTCCTCGTAGACCTCCGGGGCTTTGTACCCCATGAGCTTCGCCCACAAGGTGCACAGCTTCGGGAGCACGCCCGAGACGGTGAACAGCTCGTCGCCCGCCGTGCT